GCCTTACAATGGACTTCCCAGTATCCCTCGCAGTTCTCGTTCAACGCCTTTGCGATAGTGCAACGGTTAAGTTGCTCCGGTTCCCCCTGTGGCAGCTCTAGCAGCGGTGGAGATATGTCAAAGTTCCGGTTAACCCACTCAAGAGCCAGGGCTTCTAGCTTTACCAGCTTCTCTTGTTCAATTGCCATTAGTTACTCTCCTCTCCTTTGTCCTGGCAGGTCCAGCAAGTATTTACATCGCCGTATTCAAAACGCTGTCCTACAGGTAGGTCTTTGCCATCGGTCTGGAGTTCTTCAATGAGATGATCCATGCAACGAACCCAGGGTGTAGAGGGATCATCCTCACCTGGTTCTTTGATGGTATCAACGAGTTTTTCCTCGACATTTACGCCAACCATCATGGAAACCATCGTTTCAAAATCGCCACAATTCGGAGTAAAGTTCTCAAAATTCCCACCCAGATTATCCTGGGCTATCCACCCTGTAATCGTGATCCGATATAATCGCACTGTATCCACCATTGTCATAACTCCCTTACGCAATTTCTATATTGAATAGTTCTACTAATAAATCGGTTTCCCCGTATTTCTCCAGGCGTTCTTGTGCCTCTCTGGGTGACAGTGGGCAAAACCATTCCTTTACAAATTGAGTCCAATGAGTTGGATGGATGGGTGGATCGCCACTGTAAGTACCACATACAAACCAGTTGTCCTTGGCAGTCCTGTAGAGGGTCTCTATAGACTGATGACCGGAATGTAATGAGCGTTCATAGGTTCCGATAACTTCCGCTGTATCGGTGTCATAGAGTTTTTTGTTACTAATATATCTAGGCATATCATCATTCTCCACGTTGTTAAGATTTAATCGTCTTCATGGCATATTGCGGTACAACGCTCCGGCTCGACCAGTCGGATACTGTACGCGTTGCCCAGTTCATCGCCTTTGTTAGTGATGGTTTCAGCGGTTAGCACCCAACACCGTAGGCATACCGGATTGTAATGGGTTAGGATGAACGTATCGTGTAGGTCCCTCAGTATCGTGGCTTTTGATTCTCGTTCTCCCTGGTCATACGGTGGCAGGTCAACCAACTGGGGAACCCACTCCAGGTCAATTGATTGCACGATAGCGAGTTGTTTTGATTGGGTTACTATGGCGGTATATCCCTGGTCATCAGTCCAGAGAGCCACCGCTGGAAACTCAGACTCACCTAGATGTACAAATTGCTCATCGTATATCTGTCCCCAGATATCGAGAGTCGGGTCTTCAAGTTTTACTACATTCATGGCTATAGCTCCTTAATCTGGCTTATTGTCAATTTGACCAGCCCTGCTTGCCAGGCTCTTACCCGTAATTGCCGATTTAATTCTCCGGCCTTGCATATTAGAGATAGGTTATTCATTAGAGGCCACCTCTTCAATACCGTAGTAATCTAGCCAGCCCTGTACCGTATCGCCTACCGTGCCGTCACGCTCCAGGTCTTCACTTGCTGATTCCTGGACATACAGAATGCCGTCACTGGTTAGCGGTATACCTAGAAACCGTTGGCAGTCCAGATTTCCGCAATGATCGGGAGCATCTGCTTCGCCCTCATGTCGGTATGTTGCCTGGGGGAAACAGTTTGAGTCATCATAAGACTGAGGGCATTTACCAGTTTCGCAATTATCGCATTCAGTCTCAGGATGGGTCTGCCATTCCTCAAATGGTACGGTCATGTCGGTGTCGGACCAATCGTCCAGCATTACCTGGTTCTGTATGGATTTACCGCAATCCTGGCAGTAGGTGTCCGCATTGTAAACGTAGTAGGTATCCTGGGGCGTCCAGTTAATATCAGTCATCATTCGCTCCTAGTTTTAGATTACACCGCCCTGGTGCTTAGTAGATTTGGTTAGCGTCTACCTGTAAATCTCCATTACTGTCATGGTATTTTTGATGGGCTTTTTTAATTTTATTAGCCTCTTGCATGGTGGTTGTAGGGCTATCTGCAAACATCGAGAGATGGCCGTCATCACTAAAGTAGGTGTCAATGCGATCCAACATACCGCATATTTCACAATGGACCGTTATATGAATCTCAAAATCCAGAAGTAGTTTAGCCAAGTTCATCACCATCCTAATTTTAGATTACACCGTTCCGGTGGGTTGTTGCCTCTATATCGGGTATACTAAAGCATATTATATAGTAAGTCAAGCATCGTAAAAAAACTGGTTATCAATTTGGCCTGACATAGCTAGTTCACAAATAACCAAGTAATACGTTATCCGCGTCATATACTGAGATGCAATAAAAGCCATCTCCGGCGGTGTACGGTCGATAATGCCACGCTATAGCGGTATCATCTGGCCCTAGTGCCTGGCCGATTCGACCAATGCCGTTAGCAGTTGCAGAGAGAGCTAAATCATTTCTCCGCAACATCTCACAATCAGCGGTAATTTTTTCCAGTGATCGAGATATTCTTACATTGCAGGGATCATTTTGCAGCGTCATTATAAAACCTCGCTATTAATTTTTGATCGCCTTATCCCAGGCCTTGGATGCGTTAGTATTTAGGCTATCGTCTTTACTGGCCAGGATACGCGCCAACGTGTCAAACGTATCAAATAGGCGTGACGCATCCATGCCGTGACGTTTGGCTACCATAGGACACTTAAACGTTGATAGGTTAAACATCGTGCCAACGTAGCCGTCATTATGGTAGGCCATTGCATACCATAGAATATGTCCGAATGGCTTTTTATCGATGCCAGGTGCGGATCTATAGAGTGTTCCGCGTTTGGTTAATATCTGGCCTATAGCTAACTCGCACGTTTCCGCGTCTGGCAACGGTACAGCATCGCCCAACATCACGCGGTATTTTTCAATCAGGTCCAGGTTGAATTGTATTCGGGTTTGTCGAAAGTCTATTACGTTTGAACTAGTCATAACATCAACACCTATCCTTTATAAATTTAGAATCTATTATCAGACTAGCTAAACCCTGGCCAGGGTTTAGAGTTTAGCTAGCCTATGGATCTATTAAATTATTTTGCGATCTTCCCCTGCTACCAGATGAAACACACAACACGCGGAGCAACCCTGGTTTTCATGCCATGCAAATTTAGAGTATCGGGTAAATCTGTTATATTTAGCATCTTCTCGATACTCTAAACCCTCTGTTAACTTGTGAATTATTGCAATCCTTAGATCTTTATTGATTGGCACGTTTAATCCTCTTAGCATTCCACCGACTATATTTTTGTATTTAAGCATCAATAACACCTTATCCTTTTATATTTTGTTTATTGGACCAATTCTGATTATTAGCGGTACTAATAACCAGAGAGACTCAATAAAGCCGCCTATGGTCTTTAATGGACCGCTATTAACCTATTCGTATGACAAAACCAGAATCGTCTTTTATTGCGTCTTTCTTAGGATATAGAGCTATCACGCATGGTGTCGTATCTAGGAAACGTTGATCTGTTATATCGCCTGACACCACCGGATAATCTAAATATGTTTCTGGCAATTGTGCTAATGGTTTACCGTTTAAATCAGACATAACCACGGCTACGTTTCGACCATTGTTTAAATTGTCTAATATCTCTTGTTCGGTAGTCGTTTCCTTACGTGAAAACGTCAAGCTATAGTTACTAGGCAAGTCGCAACGTTTTTGGTACGGAAAAGCCGTATAGTCATACCAGATAATATCCGGGAATAGTTCCATTAAATTAGAGTAAACTTGGCCGTCATATTCAATCTGGACTCTTTCCCAGGGAATATCACTAGTGGCATTCAAGCGTACCGCTGGAATTAATCCCATACGTCTAGCTTTCCGAATATGGGCTAAGATCTCTTTAATCAATTGCTTGATAAATTGTTCGCGATTCAAGAAAAAGACATTGGTACGCTTGATCCTAGCTTTCTTGGTTTTCTCAAATTGGCCATGGCCGGAAGTATACAGACAAGCTAGGGTACATCCTGGACTTGCAAACTGGCATACATTAAAACCGGATATGCTATTAGGTGCTAAATACATCATAGCCGTTAGATAGCCTAAACCGGATTCGTTGCTATGAATAACCTTAGAACTACTATAGGTTAATAAAGTGGTTGTTCCCAGAGTAGGTTTCTCTCGTTTAATTAAATCTAACATCATGTATCCTTTATATATTTTTTGCTTGATATAGTTAGTTCAGTTTTTAATTTTAAGTCCAGACTTTAGTTGTAGACTTTGATATATTCGCGTGTATCTATATTTTTGAAGTAATCAATAACTATGCTCATATTGGTTCTAAGATGTTTGCCATATAATGCAATTTCACTAGCCTGGTTTTCGCTATTCATGTACATATAATTTCCGGCATAATTGGTATCATTCTCGTTGTCTGTTAAATGGCCTTGAGCTATTGCATGATTGAATGCTTCAATATGGTCCTTGATAAATATATTGTCTTTGCGTGTTTGATCCATAATTGCACCTATCCTTTATTAAGATGTTATAACCCATTATAAGGGTATTTTGATTAATTGCAATAGGTTTTTAAACGAGTTTTCAAAACGTGCTAATATTGGATGAAAAACCAGGATTTTATATGCTGAATAAACGTGATGAAGAATTCGCACAAAACATAGTTAATGGCTTATCGTATAGTGATGCTTTCATTCTTGCCTATAAACCATCTACAGATAAGAAAACCACGATAGCTCCGAAAGCTTCTAGACTTGCAAATTCGGAGGCAATCAAGGCAAGAATCGGGCAACTGCAAGAGAGGATAGCAGACAAGTTTGTTGATTCTGTCAGCATTAGTAAACAGGAAGTACTTTCTGATTTAGTGGCGCTAGCCAAAGATCCTGATATAAAACCATCGGACCGCATTAAAAGTTATAACCTGATATGCTCCATTAGTGGATATTCAATATCAAAGATTGAGTCAACGTCTACCAATACATCAATCTCACTGTCTATGGATCAGTTGACTATCAGTGAGCTGTTAAAGCTTGCCAATATGCCACAAGTTTTAGATCGACCAGCGCTGGTTGATGGCTTAGTTATTGACTCTGAGAGTGACGGCTAAGGGTATTGGATATCGTAGTATAGTTACGAAAACCGTTGCTCTGTAGGGTTTCGTTACGAAAACCGGAACCCGTGGGTCCCATCGGACCGGGTACCACCTTTGGGGTGGGGAGGGTGCTAGCGACAGATTCACATTTTTCAAACTTCTCATACCCAGAAGTAACCATGCCCTGTATACTTACGTCATGTTTATAAAAGTCCGTGATAATTATAAAAGAGTACTGGCCCTGGTAGCGATTGGCCTTGGACTTTTGGTCTGGACAGTTTTCGGGATTCTGTTTTGCCTTCTCCAAATATTTTATTTTAGATTTTTAAAGTTTATCGGAAAGTGTTACGGCAATATTAGATACGGATAACAGAATGTTACGGGGTGTTTCGAAGCGTTACGCAAAGTGTTACGGTGCTAGCGAAACATTTAAAAAACTGTTACGCTGGGTGTTACGGTCCATCGATTTATATCTAGACATTAAAAACACAGATACAAAACCATGTTCTATAACATCCTTACGAAGCGTAACAGAACACCTCCTCCCCTTATAGGGGAGGTGTTCTGGTAGCCTGTTTCGGAGTGTTACGGTGAAATAATATGACATTAACTGATGAGACAATTCGGGAGGCCAGTAATCTTGCCAGGTTGGAATTGGCAAGAAGGAGTTTCGATCACTTCCTTCCTTATGTCCGGGTAATCGAACCCGGCACGGGAATGGTGGAGTTGGAGCAGTGGCCCCATCTTGAAGATGCGATCAGCACTCTTGGCAACAGCAAGATGGTTGTCTGGGCCAAGTCGAGACAGATTGGTATTACGACCATTCTCTCGGCCTTTGTCCTGCATCATGCATCCTTTACGCCAAATGCTCTTGCACTGGTTTTCTCTAAAGGAGAAAGGGATGCGTGGGAGTTCCTGTCCAAGTCGAGAGCTACTTACGAGTCCTTGCCGCCGGAACTCCAGCAGCCGTTAAGCCAGCCGGACAACAGGGAGCAGATGACCTTCCAGGACGGTGCGAGGATTATTACCATGCCGTCAACTGAAGCTGCCGGTCGTGGACTGAACCCGACACTGGTGGTAATTGACGAGGCCGACTTCCATGAATATTTAGATGCCTGTTATAACTCGGTTAAGCCGGGTCTTGACGATAATAACGGCCAGTTGGTAGTGACTTCGACTGTCAATCCTTACCGGATGGGCTCCCTTTTCCAGCAGTTGTACCAGAACGCCCCCGTTAACGGTTTCAGCAAGTTATTCTTTGGCTGGAGAGTAAGGCCGCACCGGACCCAGGAATGGTATGACGAGCGGAAATCCCAGTATCCCGACCAGGCTTTATTCCAGAAAGAACATCCAGAGACGGAAGAGGAAGCTTTTGCTCCCGCGAGAGCTATCGCCGCCTTTGACATGGATATACTGGCCCAGATGAAACAGGATACGAAGGAGCCGGTAGAGAAACTGACTCTCGGAAACGGTGTACAGGCCAATGTCTACCAGCACTTCCAGGAAGGAAAGAGGTATGCCGCGGGTACGGATACTTCTCACGGAGCAGGGCAGGACTTTGCCGTAACCGTTGTTTTGGACAGCGTAACAGGGTATATAGTAGCAGACATATGCAGCCAGGTTATCAATCCCACGGAACTTGCCGTGGCATCCGTGGACTTATTGAATAGATATGACTCCCCGATATGGGCAATTGAGGATAACGACTGGGGGATCTTGACGATAGCTATGGCACAGGAACTGAGATATCGGCGGCTGCATTACCGTGATAATGACCATCCCGGATGGCATACTTACGATACCGCTGGTATGTCAGGTGGTTCTCGTTATATACTCTGGGGAGATCTT